TGCAGGGTCAGTCCATTCTGTAGCGTTACCTCTCCAAATTAAACCTGTTGAATCGCCCCAAGATTCATCTATATCCTTTAGTTCATAACCAGATAAATCATCTTCTCCATTAGGACTCCATCGGATAATTAAACTTCTACCAAACTCATAGCTTGTACCAACTACATCTGCTGGTGCTAGAGTGTTACCTATAATAGTTAAAGTGTTACTTGATACTGCATTTGATTTCATATCCGTAGTGCTTATTACAGATACACGTACTATATAGTTTACTCCTACCTCAGCAGGAGAAAGCTCCATAGTAGTACCCGTAGTAGTAGAATACGTAGACCAATCTCCCCCACCACGTTTCCACTCTACTATGTGATGGTCAAAATATGTCTGGTCTCCCTGAGTATTCCAACTAGCTTGTATAGTTGCTATCCATGTACCGTCTACATTAAGATAACCACTCTCGACTATAGCTACGCCTGTCACTGGGAGTAGCGGTACATTAGGATTAGGCGCAGTACCATAATCTGGTGTCTGTATCTCTTGTCCTGGTCTATCAGAATATATACTAGCATTGTATTCTCTAGCCGTAACTTCCATAGTATTATCTTCAACTATGGTTGTTTGAAGTACCTTAAATAATTTGTCTGTCCAGTTAGGTATATCATGAGTAACAGATACAACATCTCCCGGCTCACAAACTAATCCACGTAACGGTGTATTAAATGTAGTATATGTTTGACATAATTTACCCACGTATAAATACATATTAGCTATACGGGAAGCCTGACTAAAGCTTGTTATGCCTAGAGTAGAAAAGGATTGTTCTATTACTTTCTCACCTAAGTTTAAAGCTGCTCTTTTGTCTTGGTCTATCTTATCGTCAGCTAAAGCTTCTACTTTTATCCAATCATATTCTTCATCTACATACTGTATTTTTAAACTATTAGGAGTATCGTCTTTACCAGTTTTAAAATAACTGAAACTTCCAGAAAGTATATTGTCTAGCGTAAATGATTGAGTTGTAGCTAGACTTCTTTCTATGCCTAATTTAATAGTGTTACCACTAGCTATTAAATACCCACCAAAGCAGGACAACATAGCTTGTAATATATCAGGTGCAGGTTGCTTACCATCTATAACAAGATTTAAAGTGTATCTTTTTTCTTGTCCCGTTAAAGTTACATTATCTACAAGTTCATCACAGTAATCAGCCACCGCACCAAAACTTGTATCATCAATGCTAGATTCAGGTCTACCCATACCATATCTAGTATTGGTTAAGAAATCTCTTACACAAGCAGCAGGGTTATTAGAATAAGATTTAACTGAAGTCCAGTTAGACCCATTCCATGTCTTTGTTTTTAATCCTTCTACAATAGAAGTAACTACTGGATTACCACCCTTAAGTTTATCTCCTGACTGTAAAGTTAAGGCTAAATATGCTGTATATCTTAATCCATCTACCTCACCAGTACCTCTTGCGTCTATTGTCTGTGTACTTGTACCAGTATAAAAATCATAACTACAACCATCTATCTCTAGTATAGGAATATCATTAACTCTTACATCAGAAATACCCTCAAATTCACCCTCACCTATACCAATGAATTTATCTATTGTAACTCCACCGGGTTCACTCATCCATATATGGTTTCCAGCTATCTTATTTCTACCATATATAATAGGTACTGGATATTGATTGCTAGTAGTGTTATACATAGCGTCAAATCCATAAGTAGGTGACTTAGATGTAAAGTCTCCGAATCCACCACCAGAGCCTAAAGGTTTCGGTGGGTCAATAAGACCACCCACCATGCTACCTAATGCCCATCCTATCATAGCTCCCTTAATAGCACCTGCTGGATTCATACCAGTAGCAAAGAATCCTACAATAGCACCTACAACTGCCCCTACATAGGGCATTACTTTACCGCCAACTTGCTTTTCTTCTATGGCTTTTCTAATTTCAAGTAGACGAGGGTCATTTGTCTCACCAAATGCTTGTTCAATTATAGAATCTCTACGTTCTTTCTGTAATTCAACATTAACTTGAATCTCTCGTTCTTTAAATTGGGGGGACTTTGCCATATGTTATTTCTCCACTACTCGTATAGCACAAAAAAAGGTATCTTGCCAATGCTTGTGCTGTATTCTATCTATCCTTGTAGGTGTATCTTTTAGCTGATGTAAAAACTTACCATAATTATCTATCATAATTCCACAATGCCTAACAACATTATCTTCTAACTTAAAAAATGCTATATCAAATTCTTTTAGTTCTTCTATCTTAGTTATAGTCTTACCATATTTATGTGCCGCTAGAACAAGTTGTGTCGGTGCTACGTCATACCAAGTCTTACCTGCATCTTTAATCTCTTGATGTGATTTCTTTGATATATCGAATCCTGCTTCATTCTTTAGTATCTCCAAGACAAGAAGCAAACACATCTTATCGCCTTCGTACCCTTCTGCATCAAAAAACCATTTCTTGCCTACATATTTGTCAGACCAAAATTCTTTCATTGTGTGCCTCCTCAACCTCTAATCGTAATTTCGAAAGGAATTGTATTAAATCCACCAAAGTTATCTAAATTAGCCAAGCCACTACACCAGAGATGTGTCTTAGCACAACCTCTGTGCATAGTTAAAGTATTCCCACTAGCAACTCCAGAAGGTAAGGCATAGTCCATGATATACTTACTACCACTAGATACTACTATCTTTCTTTGTTCACCAGAGTTAAGCCCAGCAGTTATCCATTCTACCTCACCATATTTCCAGTAATCATTTCCACTTGGATATACTGTGTCTACATAAAACTCAGTTGTACTACCGCTACTAGCCACTACTCCAGATATACCTGTACCTGTCCAATCATAACTACACTCAGTAGAACCAAACTCCCAGTTACAAGCTATACCATACATACGTCTAGGACACGAAAAACTTGTAGTGCCTAACCTAGAGACACAACTTACTTCCATTTGAGTTTCACCGATAGTAGGTCTATCCATAAGACCATCGAATATTAAAATATAATCATCAGAACTACTTAACAAATCAAGAAACACTTTCATTATAGATATACGTCTACCTCTAAATTCATAGTCAGCTATGTATGCCGCCATAGCCTTGTTAATGTTATCAACTCTCACATTACAAGTATCTACTTGCATATCTATATTCTGATTCAATGAGCCACGAGATATAGCTATAGCTGAATATGTTTGTGGATTACCGTCTAAGTCGTAAAAATTTACATCAGTATCATGTTGTGCAAGGTACAAAGTAAGAGCATCAAGATAAACTATAAATAATTCTATAGGTCTAGCTTCAGTAGCTTCTGATTGTACTTCTATTCCACTTGTTAATGTTCTGCTCATTGTACTCCTATAATACTTGTATGAATGTTAATGTTATATTATATAATTGATATTCAACTTCTTCTGTAACTAAGGATACATCTTGAAACCTTACTGTATATGTTACATTGTCATTAGGATTTATCCAGTTAAAGGTATCTTCTGCTCCATCTACTGTATTAAAAAAGTTTAGTATATTGTCTTTACCTGTTTCATCGTAAGTAACAAACTCAAGAGTAAATATTCTTTTAGGTGAACCTTTAGAATATCTAATCTCCTTACCATTCTCAGTAGGATGTATTTTAGTTTTAACACCTGCTGTTTCATCGTAAACATATTGAGGTTCGTAGGAGAATAAACTAGCCATTATTTATCCTTAGTTTCAGATTCTTTTAAACCGTATGTCTTTCTATCTTTAAACTCTGCTTTCTTACCTTCGTTCCATACCTGTACTGGCCTATAGAATCCTGTTACCCTTGAAAATACTTCGAGGGAACAGCTACTTTTTTGGGTAGTGTTTACTTCTTGTGTTTTTTTCTTCTTTTCCATTAAGTCAAAACCTCCACTAATTGAAACTCACAGTTGAACGCATCAGGCCCAACTTCATCTCTCTTTAATTCTGGTTGTGTAAACCTTACGGTATAATTTACTGCCGACACAGGATGCACCCAAGTAAAACTTTCATAGTCCCCTTTCCTAGCTACAAAAAAATCCCAGATATAAGTCATATCACCAGCAGTTATATGATTAAATCTGAGAGTAAATAATTTCTTTGGTCCCCACTTATTGCGTCTTTGTTCTGGTCCCCACATTGTACTTATCAAAGTACCATATTGTGTTTCTTCTTTATAAGTATAATCAGGAGTAACTGATGGGAAAGTTGCCATTATAACCGCCTCTTAATAGTTCTACGTGTTGAACCTGCATCTATAATGTCTTGGTTGATTACATTTATTACTGTACGTGGGTCTTTAACTATACTAGCGTTAACAAAAGATGGGTCAATAACATTTACTACTGTTATTTCTTGTGTCTTAGAACCTGTCATTTCATCTAACCTATCTAAAGGTATAAGAGCTTCGGGGCCAGCCTCACCAAAACCTCCAAAGGTAGGCTTCATAGCAATACCACCTTCAGCATTCCATAAAGCTGGGTCGTATAAACTTGTATTTGTACCTTGAAATGAAGTTGCACTAGCACCAGCAGTAGCACTTCCAGAGGAACCTCCCCCACCAAAAAGACTCATAGCAGCACCGGCTACGCTTCCCAGTATACCTAAGAGACCACCACCGCCGCCTCCACCGCCACCAGCATAACTTGTAGCAGCCATAGCTTCTTGTGTGAATATCCATTTCTTTAACATCTCTTGTAGGAAACTTTTTACAAACCAATTAAGAGCTTGTTTCTGCATATCTTTCCATACATCAGACCAAGTCTTACTACCATCTAGCATACCAATCATGGCATCGCCCCAGAAATCTACCATAGAACCACTCATACTTATGAAATCAGCTTCAAAGTCTCTGTTAAGATTTTTCATTTGTATCGTTGCATTTGTATATATAGCAGGTAAGTTTTCAGCAAGACCACGAACATAACTTATATAAATCTCCGCTTCTCTAACAGCATTTTCTCCAGATATAGCTCCTGATTTTATAGCAGCCTCTAAACTATCTGCATATTTAACAGCGTCAGCCATATTAGATTTTAGATTCATAAAAGACATATTAAGAGCTTCCATTTTAGTCTTAGGAAGTTCTATGTATTGTCCCCATTGTTCCCACATAGAATCTATTTCTGCTTGAGCAGTTTTAAAATCTTTAAGACGAGACCCTATCTTACCTAAAACTTCATCAGCATTAGTAGCTCCTTCTATTAATTTATCTAAACTTTTCTTTAAATTTTTAACATATTCTTCTTGTGGTGCTATTTTTATTTCAACTCTTTCTCTTCTAAGACCAAAGAAAAAATTATGCCATGCACCTTTAACTTTCTCTACACCTTCTATGTTCTTTAAGGTACTATTATCCAACATTTCAGTAGTCTTATCCCAACTTTTAGCGTTATTTTCTAGGTATCTTCCTACCGCACTACCCATCTTGCCAACAACACTTAATGTTGTACGCCAGACTCCATGCTTAGTTTTCTCAGCCTCTACAACCTCTTCTGCTGCTTTTATCTCTTCTTTTTTATTGTTTATTAATAGATTACGAGATTCTTGATAGACTTTTTTGTTCATTACTTCTGTGGATATTACTCCTCTGCCATAAGCTGTAATTTCCTTAGAAAGTTGTGGATATGCCTCTGTTAATGTTTTTAATACTAATGCTTGGTCTTTTTCTTTTTCTGTAGCGTCTTTACTAGACTTAGCTAAATCTTCATAAGCATTTATAAGTTGCCGTGCAGCTATGGAATCACTCATAATCTTTGATTCATTTTCTTCAAATTGATTATTCATTCCACGAAGCATATTAACAAATTTATTTCCAGCTATAGCTCCTCCACCTATAACTGCAACTAAAGCAGCTAATCCTAAGCCCACACTTATAGATAATACAGACATAATGGCTAGCAAACCAATGATAGTACCGAAAGCAATAAGCAATCCACCAGCACCGATTAAAGCCGCACTAAGCTTAATAATAGTTTCAGTTATTTTTTTTAATTCTCTCATCGTTATTAGTTACACCCTGAACAAATTCTGTTATTTTATTTTATAATACCTTTAACATTTGGAGAAAGTACATTACCTATCTTTGTGCCTAAAGCTATAACAGCATCCTTTAAAATCTCAGCTTTAGCTGCAAGTGTAGTCATTCTAATAGCAAATATTTCTTCTGCTCTCTGCGTTCCAGTAATAACTCGTCTTAATCTTTCTATCTTGTCAGCATTGTCTACTAAAGATAGAACTGCCGCAGCAGCACGTTGTCTAAAGATTGCAACTGCTTGAGATACAGATATATTTGCATCTCTTAACCTATCAAGAATATCAACAAAATCATTTGTAGCAGGATTTATCTGGTTAAAAGTTAAACCCATTTGCTTAAGAGCAGTAGTTACTCTCTTGGTAGCTACTGTGGGTGTTGTCTGTGCCAATCTAGTAAAGATAATCCGTAATTGTCTACCTGCCCTACCAGATTCTATACCTACATCTGCCATATGACCTAACGCTGCTACCGTAGTTTCTACACTTATGCCAAGTTCCTTAGCTATTGGACCAACATTAGCCATAGCAGCACCGAGAGATTCTATCGTAAGTCTACTCTCAGATACACCTGCTGCAAAAGGTTTACTATCCTATCGGTTTCCTCAAACTCTAAACCAAACTGTCGTATAGTCTGAACTACCATCTTAGATGTAGTTGCTAAGTTAGTACCAAAAGCTGTGGATAGTTTTGTAACACCCTTTATAGCTACTTCTATTTCTCCAAGTTCCAATCCTGCCTGTGCCAATATAAATGTAGCTTTACCGATTTCTTGTGCGGTGAAAACAGTTGACTGTGCTAAAGTTATAATAGTTTTACCTAATCTATCCATTTGTGCATTAGTCATCTGTGCAACTGCACCAGTAGACATAACTGCTGTTTCAAAATCAGCAAATGCTTTTACCGAAGCTATGCCTATACCTGCTAAAGCTGTTCCAGCAGCAAGTACCTGTTTACCTAACATCTTTAAACCAAACCCTGCAAAGAACGCACCTCTACCCAAACCCTGCATACTTTTATTAGTGGCATCGGTCTTTTTCTTCAGGTCTACCATACCACCTGCTCCGGTTTGGAGTCCTTTAAAATTTGCAGCAATGGTTACAAATATTTGATTAGAAGCCATATTTTTTTACCTTCTGTGAGATTTAGGTCTACCAGCTTTGGATTTAGCGTTAGCTTTCTTGGCCTGTATTGTCTTTTGTTTGTTCTCTTCGCCTAATAAGGTGAGATAGCATTGAAGAGTTTCGGCAGGTTGTTCGTAAATCTGATTGATTGTCCAGCCAAACTTGTCGGATAGTCTGTAAAGTATTATCTCTGGGGGCGGTTCCTTTAGGCTCGCATTGTTATACGAAGCTACTACCGCCCTTCTTAGTTTTTTTCTTTCTCTGTTTCAAGACCGTTGTACTTAGATATTTCTTGAGATAGTTTTAAAACTACATCTGCACATAGTCTCATAATGTTTTCGTCTGATGTCTCTACTGCTACACCTTCAGCAGTTTCCCATTTAACTAGGGATTTACTTAACATTTCTACACTACCTTTTACCATATCTCCTTCTAATGTTTTAGAAGCTTCCATCTGGTCTTTGAGAGAAAGTTTCTTTATCGTAAACTTTTCGCCCTGTATTTCTACTGTTTGTGTATATAAATCTGCAAATAACTTGCTCATTGTGCCTCCTTAAAAAGCTTTTACAAGTGTTCTGAATGACCACTTTGTGAAAATATCACCTATCTTACTCATATCTTTCCTATTAAACCATAAGAAAGGACGTGCCTTTGTATTTTTAGTAGCCATTGGATTTTTAGGGTTTTGTCCGTGAACCCAAGGTGCATACGATACGCTACTACCTATTCTTACTACAGTTTTCTTTTCTACCCTATACCATATATCTTTTTTAAGTCTACCTGTTTGAACTAAAATTGGATGACGAGGACCACCTATCATACTTTCTTTACCTTGTCTGCTAGTTCGTTGTCGTACAGTAGTCGGTTCAAGTTGTTTCCATTTCCTACCACTAGGAGATGATTCTCTCTCAAACCGACTCCGTACTGATTCATTGACAAACCACTTGGCTGAAGACATTAAAGGTTTATGTATATTACCTTTTATAGCCCTCATTCCGAGATTGAACTTACGTCCAAAATCTGCAAAGCTTGTGCAATGAACCCTTGTAATCATAATTACACCGTAGCTGTTCCGTTAACCAGTTTCATACGCACTTCATAGCGATGCCAGTCTTCCGTTACGGTACTCTGAGCAAACGCTGTAAAAGGCATGTCATGATAAACCAAGTCTGGTCCATCTACTGTTGGTGTTTCTCCAGTAAATACAATACGAGGACACTCAATATCGAACTTATAAGTATCTGTGGTATCTATCGTATCATCTGAAACAAACGCCAGCTTAAGAGCCGCTTCAGTTCCATTAACATAGTAATTATACATTGTAAAATCATCGAACTCCATGTTAAGCGAACCTGTAACATCTCTGAAACCACTTCTGGGTATAGCTGCTCTGTATCTGCTACCTAACTGACCTTTATCTTCTGTTAAGTTATTAGCAATCGACAAAGAGAAACCACTTACTTCCTGTGCAGTACCATCTATAGTGAGGGTACCTTCATCAAAAGTTAATGGGTTAAGTATAGATATAGTTGTAGCCGCAGTACCAGTCGCAGACTGAACTTCATCATATCCTAAGAAACTAAAAGTTGCACTCAATGGGTCGCCAACTGCACATTCCATTGACATTTCATTGATTTTACATCCTTTATAACGAAACCATTTACTGTCTCGGTCTATTTCTACTTTTAATCCTGCTTGTATAGAACCAGTCGGATATATTTCATGGACTTAATTATTATCTGTTCCACTTGGACCTGTTCTTGTGGCTC